TTGTATTAATGATGTATTGAAAGATAAAAAAGATCCAGGTTGGGCAGCAGGCCCTATTTCTGGTTATATTGCCTGTTTAAAAGAACAACCAGATGAAGTCTATCTAATAGGCCATGATTTAAATAGTACAACAGGTAAAGTTAATAATATGTACAAAGGCACACAAAACTATGTTTTACCAGATCACGCACCAACACCAAGTGTCAATTGGGTACAACAATGGAAACAGACATTTTGGGACTTTAATGGTAAGAATAAACATAATAGAGTGGAGTTTATAAAAGTAAATCCAGATTTGAAACAGGTCAATGATGTCAATAAGCCTGTGTTAGAATGGGACGGTACGGTTAGAAACCTACAGTATATTGACATGAAACAATTTATAAAGAACTTTAATTTAAAATGATTGATTTAAATATAGCAAAGTTTAAAAAAAATTTAGAATTACACCACGACTTATATCCTGAAATACCACTAGACAATAAGTTATTAGAATCAATATTTGAAAGATCATTATTTGGTGATGTAAAACACGATACAGGTTCACACAGTATAGGTTATGATTTAATAGTATCTAATAAAAAAATATCAGTTAAGTCTGGTAAATATAAAAGTAATAGAAATTTGTTAATATTTTCATCACATAGAACAACATCACATAATACAATAGAGGAAAAAGTAAAGTTTATTGATGAAGACCATTTTGATTATCAGTATAACTTTGCTAAAGTTGATGATTGGAAAAAGACAAAGGCTTATAAATTAATTGTATTTAAAAAAGAGCAATTAAAAGTCGGTGAACTAAACTTTGAGAAAAATGATAGTGGTTGGCTAGGTGAAAATGATAATATAAGAGTTAGTATTAAAGAAAAAATGAGTGATCAGGTATGGTATACAATCAATTTAAATAAGATAAAACCGTTAAAAATAATAGATTTTAATGTACCTCAATATGATTTAGAATGGTTATCAAATGGGCATTGACATTTACATAGGAATGTGATATATTAGGTGAAATATGTTTGATAAAATAATATATAAAATTTGTGGTTGGGTAGTTTCTATCTGTGAGAGAATACAGAATAGAATTAAGAACACTCCACAAAAAGATTGGCTAAATGGCTATCGTAAGTGGAAAAGAAGTATAAATAAAAATGAAGGCGATTAAACAGCCTACACAAATACAACGAATACAAAGTAATAAGGAGAAAATATGGACTTTGAAACATTAAAAAGCTCGTCAAGCAATTTTGACAAGTTAACAAAAGCACTAGAGCAAAATCTTGCTCCAGAAGATCAATCAAATAAAAACAAATACCAAGACGACAGATTTTGGAAACCAGATTTAGATAAAACTGGAAATGGTTATGCTGTTATTAGATTCTTACCGTCAGTAGAGGGTGAAGATTTGCCTTGGCAAAGAATTTGGTCACACGCTTTCCAAGACAAAGGTGGCTGGTATATTGAAAACTCATTAACAACTTTAAGTCAAAAAGATCCTGTTAGTGAAGAAAACACAAGACTATGGAATACAGGTGTTGATAGTGATAAAGAGATAGCAAGAAAAAGAAAAAGAAAATTATCTTACTACTCTAATATATTAGTTGTATCAGACCCTAAACATCCAGAGAATGAAGGTAAAGTTTTCTTATACAAGTTTGGTAAAAAAATATTTGATAAGATTACTGAAGCGATGCAACCAGCATTTGATGATGAAAAACCAATTAACCCATTTGATTTTTGGAAAGGTGCGAACTTTAAACTAAAAATCAGAAAAGTTGATGGCTATTGGAACTATGACAAGTCTGAATTTGAAGGCGTGTCAACTGTTGCTGAAAGTGATGACAAGATAAAAGAAATCTGGTCAAAACAACACGCTCTTAAACCTTTCCTTGACCCTAGTAATTTTAAAACCTATGATGAACTCAAAGAGAAACTGAATAGGGTAATTACGGGTGATAGAAACGCCAGTACCGTTGAGAATGTAAGCCTCCCGCCAAAAAACAACGATACAGCGAAAAGCACACCAGTTAGTGCTCAACCAGAAGCTAGTGATGATGACGATACGTTGTCTTACTTTAGTAAATTAGCTGAGGAAGAGTAAACTATCTCTCTCTAAACTGTATGCTTGGAGGCCGTTAGAAATAACGGCCTCTTTTTTATATCCAGCGTATAAATATTGTTATGGCAAATATACTTGATCCATTAGTAGATAAACAAGGTGGTATAAGAAAATCAGCAGCTTGGTATAGAAGTAATGTGGCTTCTATCGCTGATAGAGTAACTGCCAGAAAGTTAATGAATCAAGGTAAATTAATTGGTAGACCAAGTGTTGGCCGATTAAATATGTTCTTTTATGACCCAAAGTTAAAAAAGACTTTGCCTTATTATGACACTTTCCCATTAGTGTTACCGCTTGAACCAATTAAAGGTGGTTTTATGGGAATGAACTTTCATTATTTACCACCACTATTGAGATTTAGATTATTACAACGTATGCAAAGATTTGCTGATGGTGGTCTAAATGAAAAAACAAAGATTGACGCTACTTATGATGATGTAAAAGGTATTGGTTTAGTAAAACCAACTATCAAAAAATATTTGTATGGTCATGTAAGATCACAGTTTTTACGAATAGATTTTGATGAGGCAGCATTGGCTGTGTATTTACCTGTACAACAATTTAAGAAAGCAGGAACAAGTAGAGTTTATGCTGACAGTAGGAGAATGATTTAATGAAAACAATAAAAAAAATTATAGCAAAATTATTTGGCATAAAACAATGTCAATGTAAAGGTAAGTAATGGCAATTTTAAGAGGCGGTAGAAGAATATTTGGCCAAGATATAAGAATTGGTCTTCCTAGAGATAACACTTTGACAAAGGGTGGTATTTTAAAGAGAGCTGCTGAACTTCCAGGTAAAAGTATTGGTGCTAGTGAAAGTACAATTGGCCGATTTATGGCAGGAATATCACAAGGTGAAGGTATGGCTAGACCTAACAGATTTTTAGTTAGATTTAATATACCAAACAATATAGTTTTACAAAAAGAAGTTTTAGCTTCAGAAGGATCTGAAGTACCACCAGCACAACAAGGTAATGGTGTATTAGGCGGCCAAGAATTGGCAAGAACTGTTGGTATGATGTGCCATAGCGTTGAAATGCCTAGTAGAGATATCAATACAAAATCTTCTAACATATATGGTCCTAAAAGAGAAATGCCTTATGCTTATTCTTTTCCAGGTACAGTAGAATTATCGGTTTATGGCGACAAGTTTTTAAGACAAAGAATGTTTTTTGAATCTTGGCAGAAAATGATTTTTGATATAAACTCACACAATATGAATTATTATGATGAATACACAGGCTCTGTTGATATTATGCAATTGGGTTCGTTTGACTCTGATAACGATAGAGATAGAGTTACATATATGGTAAGATTGTATGAATGTTATCCACAAACAATTGGTAGTTATAGTTATGAGTATGGATCAAACGACCAAATTGTAAAATTACCAATCACCTTAAACTATAGAAATTGGAGAAACTTAGGTATTGACCAAGTAAACAACTTTACAGTAGGTAAATCATTTGGTGAGTTACCAGAGATTAAACCTGCTCCAGGTTTTGGAGGTCTTTTAGGAGGTGTTCTAAATAGATTGCCACCTGAACTAAAAAGAGCAGGTAGACAAGTTATTGATACGGCAAGAAGAAACTTACCGATCGGTAGAGCAACTGGTGGAAGAGTGTTTCCACCTTTTATATAATTAATACAAAAAGGAGATATAATGGCATTACCAGTAATTGAAACACAATCATATGAATTGACTTTGCCATCAGCTGACGTTGCAGTTAAATTCAGGCCTTTTCTCGTAAAAGAGGAAAAAGTATTACTTCAAGCATTAGAGTCACAAGAACAAAAACAAATTGTGAATGCTTTGAAAGATATTGTAAGTGCTTGTACATTTGGCACACTGAATGTTGATGATTTACCAACATTTGATTTAGAATATGTGTTTTTACAGATAAGAGCTAAATCAGTAGGTGAAATAGCAAAACTTAAAGTTTTATGTCCAGATGACAAAAAAACTTATGCTGATATA